CTTGTAAGTACTTTTATTTGTAAGCTCAACTAACACTTGAGGTTTAGGTCTTGACATTCATTAAACTCCTACATTTATTTATCAATAATGTAAGCCGTTTTTAGAAGGTGCCACCATTTACTTCTAGATCCACACTGGGGTTAGTGGATGCTGCTGCGGTGTTTTGTTCATGTAAAGTCTGAAGAGCCAACAGTATCTTGGTGATATCTGCATGAAGATCTTTGGCATCGCTCATGCTCATTGTGAAATCACGTTGCTGTCTAGCATCTGCTGCTTTAATTCGATCTATAAATCTATTGATATGCAAGCTCATTAATCATTCCCACAAGTGTTTCGCGATGTTGCCACAGCTTTAAATTCCATATGCGGAGCAATGTCGTTATCAAATATCTGTGCCATCTGACGCCATAATGATTCGCGCTCTTCTTTTGTCATACCCGAAGTCAGAATAGATGTATAAGACGATTCGCTGTTTGGCCAGTCCTTGGTAATGCCAAAGTCATGACGCCAGGTATGGCACATGTTGGTTATGATTTGATCTCTTGTTTTCATAGTTTATTCTCGATTAATATACTTTGCCAATTCAGGCGGCTGCCATCCGGTCGGCTTCATGACCTTGCCATCTTCACGCTTACGAACACGACCAGTTAGGCTATCGATCTTGGCAAAGTTTGTACTCATAACTTCCTTCCAAGCACCCTCAGCATCAACACCCAGTGATTGTAAAGCACCAACAGTTACAACCATAATGTCGATTAGGGCATCAAGTGTTTCGACTTTATCAACCGGACCAACTGGATCACCGGTTGATGGGTCAATACCTTGTGCCACCAGTAATTCAAGAAATTCTTCTTTGATAAGTCCTAGATACATGTTAAATTGATCTTTGTTAGACTCGCCTACTGTTTGTTCGCAGGCCTTCATAAATTTTGCTTGATCTCTAAACACGTTGCTCATTGGCTTGTTCCTCTGTGTGAAATGGTCCACGATACGGATATCGTTGTAGTGTAATTAGCTTGGGACAAAACTCGGTGGTCCAACTACGACCTTGCTTGACTTGATACCATCCAGCAGCATACCAACTTTTACTGCGAGGTTCTTGAGTCCAAAGAGGTACCTGGTGTTTGACATCGTATATGGCATTGAATGCCTGCCCAGCTGTAGGGTATCCGTGCGCTGAATTTAAGCTGACAGCAGCCGGTCTTTTAACAACAGGTTCGAATGCAATTGCTATTTTTTGTTTGATAACATTGATGTTCTTATAACGCTGTGTGTGGTCACCAATTTTTACGCTGAAGCCATCTGCACCAGCTTCTATATTGCCAACTTTGTTCTCGCCATCTTTTAGAATCCAAAATTGATTTGGTATAACAGTTTTAGCTATGATCATCCAATACTCCTTTGTATGTTTCATTTAACCAGCGAGCATACTGCTCTGCTGATTCACTGGCCTTGACCAGTTCGTATTTGCCACAAAACTTCATGAATCTAATGCCTACCTGCCCCACATCCTTATGACTGATCATGCTGCAGATACTGTCGTCTACTGATTGTTTGATATCAACAGGCTGTGCTGTAAGGTCAATTAGAGTACGATTGCGTTCGTAATCATCAAGTACACGATGTTCTACACCGTCTGGGTCGGTCCATCTTTGCAACATGATGTTATTCCATGCATACCCTTGTTTGTTGCGGTCTTCAAATGCTTCTGTTAGACCCACTTTGTTCTTGGTACCTTTAACGCGAACGCCAGGATACGCCGAAAACACGTTGTCGCTGGAATCACCACGCATGCATTTTTCAAACAACAACCATTCGGGATTGGGAATAACTTTGGGTTCTTTAGTTTTTTTGTCAATTACAGGTCGGCTTTTGGCATCAAAAATCCCGCGGATCGTCAGTAACTCATCAGTAATACCGTTGTATTGATCGACATTTTCAGCAAGCAGCTGAACAAAGTCTGTATCGCTTGAAATAATTACATGATTATCTTGGGGGTGTAGTGCTATCCAACGAGCAATGATATCGTCGGCTTCTGCATTTTCGTTTCTGATTACTGAGCAATTGGTACTCTCAGCCAAGTATTTAGTCAAGTTATCAAACGTTTCCCAGAACAGCTTGTCTTCAGCTTGTTCTTTTTCTGTTTGTGCTGCACGAGCATCTGATCGATTACGCTTGTAAGGAGCATAAACATCCTTGCGCCAACTACGGCCTTCCAAGGCAAATACCACATGGTCTGCACCAAACTTATTGACTACTTTATTTACAGCACTAAGAGTTATGTGTAGAGCGTAGCCAACTTTCTCCCATTCGTCAGCAGCACGAAAGGCCACATGGCGAGCACGAAAGAACAGATTAGCTGTATCAATAAGAATGTATTTCATTTTGGCCTAAATTAGTTTATTAGCAACAATGTATTGTAGCATAAAATGAGCCCAAGCACTATGAGCTTCTTTACCGAAATGCCAGGAATTCTTAGAAACTGTTTCAAAACCGTTGTTTCTAAGCCACTCGTGATAGGTTCCAGCAGCATCGTATGGTTTGATATAGCTGGTTCCCCAATCCTTTTGGGATTGCATACCTTGAAAGCTATTGTCACCGTTAAAGAAGATATGCTTGACGCCAAGTAATTTAAGTTCTTGATGAAAATTCCAAATGTCCTCGTGAGCATCGACACAGACATTGTACCAGTTGATGCCGGCAATGTACTCTTTGTACTGTTGCTGGTGACTTTCTGGAACTACATCAACACCACTGGCATTGACTTGATAGTACGTTCCGTCAATAAGCCATTCTTGTCTTTCCCAAGTGGACCATTGAATGATAACCAAGCCATCTTGATATGCTGCTGGGTGATCCAACAACCACTGACGTGTAGTACGCATGATTCGAGCATTGCTTGCTGCAGATTCCGCACCGCAAGTAAAACCGGCCTTTAGTATATCTGCTAATTTGCGGCCCCAACTTGCTGATAAATTAGCAGGATGTGGTAAGCGACCTAGATAATTTAACAAAGGATCATCTTCAGCAAAGGCATGTGCATTTACTGCTTCGGCGGCTGCGGTATGGCTATCGCCGTTGACGTAAAGAATCACGAAACCTCCGTGCGTCCGTTACCTAAATCTCGACTGCGTGTAAATCTTTGAGGATTGGGTTCGGGATTCATTGCTTGCTCTTGTTCCCAAGTTTCCATAACAACATGCCGGCAAACATTCTGGAACCATTGATCCACAATATCGGTATCTGTCTTGCCAACATATCCTGCACGGATTAAGTTGGATAAAAACTTATCGTTCCAGTCTAATTCAAATGAACCAGCGTGAATATTTTCGGGATCAATATCCATACCCAGCATGGCAACATAGGGTTCGCCGCGTTCTGTTGCTAATTCTTTTTCTGATTTCGCCGGAGGTTCTGCTTTCTTAGCACGTTCCTTCTTGAGCTGCTTAACAGCTTCGGCTGGAATCGGCGTCAGCGGTTCTGCTTTCTTAAACTTCTTCTTTAAATAATCAAACATATCTATTACTCCTAAGGCTGCGTCTGGTGTTATCATTTTACTTCAATCCAAGTGTGGTCACCCAACCACTTTACTGCTACAATATACTCATACCATGCGGGTGGACCAGCTGACCAACCGTCTGGTCCCATGCCGCATAAGATGAGTTCATTGTGCCGTGTGTCTTGGGCTAACCAATAGGTGTGCCCGTGTGCTATCTGGAAATCATACTTGGCCGCATGTACCATGTCAGTCAAATCTAATCTGCGCTTGATTTCCTCTGCTTGACGTTGTAACACATCAACTAATTCCATTATCCTGTTGTACTCTTGCTCGGCATGCATACGAGCAACATTCAGCATGATGTCTTTTTGTCGAGTAACAGGTACTAAATCAAAAGCTGGGCTGCCTGCTTCTGTTGGATATGGTGCGACATTCTTATTAAAGAAAGGAACAACTACGTTGCCGACATTGACATCGAAGCTGTTACGTCCTTTGGCAATATTGGTCAAGCAAGACTCGCATACAAGTGTTGTTGTAGATTCAATCGTAATCCATTCTCTACGCAATACTGTCCTGTGTATTCGTGATTGCGTTGATTGGCCGCCAAGTTCAACAAACCAGGTTCCCAAAAAGAGATAACTTCATCTACAGTACTACGCTCTTCCATAGTGATCTGCCCCTTCTCTGAACGCAACAGTTTGATCCGCTGTGGCAAACTGTTATATACGTTCATAGGGCTACAGTAGATCTGTTTGCCTGTGCGGTCACGCCAAGCCAAGGCCCAGTCAGGTACGCTGCTGTATGGACTAGCAGGATCAGCACTCATAACAAACTTTAGGCAATCTGCACGATCTAAAATAGTTTTGCTGGGTGCGTAGTATTTGATGGCAACACCATTCTTCTCCACACACTTGGGACTGCATACCAGTGTGACACCTTCCGGTACCACAGTATCAGGAATGCCATTGCTTTCTACTTGTACTTCTTTGAAGTTGTGTAACTGTTGTGCCATAAACCAGCTGATGTTTTCCTGGATCAAGGGCTCGCCACCTGTCATAACCAACACAATGTTGGGAAACTTTTTGCCCGGCAAGTCGGGCGTGTGTGCCCAAGCAGGAACGTCCTTGCCTTTGTCGGCCCAGAAAGCCCGAATAGTAGTATACATTTTGGTTTCAAGCTGGTCGTAAGTCATCCAATCGCCGTCGTCGAAGAATGTATCGCAGAAGCTGCAATCCAAGTTACACTTGGCCAGGCGAATGAATAACGCTGGCATACCTGCATATGGTCCTTCGCCTTGTAGGGTAAAGAACATACTGGTCACAAACAAGCTATCAGCAGGAGCATCCTTAAAGTACTTCTTGCCTACGATTTCATTAGTTCCGAACAATTGTATTCTCCCATGTATAGTTGATTATAGCAAAGTATTTAGACCAAGTCAACATTACTTCCACCATTCTTCCCAAGGGAATACAATCCAACAGTCCTCTTCGGCCTTGTTGATTTCTTCTGCTGAGTAGTTGATACCATGAAATTCGCTGGCCTGATTGTCCACTAACACCGCAAATCGCGTGGTGTCGGACCAAATATCTTCCCACTTTTCCTCTTGTGGTAAGCAGCCACCTTCCCAGTCTCGCTTGATCCAATTTAAGGTAGCACCTGAATCATTGATGTCGTCTACAACGAGAATTTTCTTGGGATCGGTTAAATACCCGTATGCATCTTCGGCCATCCACAAGTTGCTTTCGCAGTCTTTTTCGATGTTGTCACGCAGGCTAACATGTAAGGCATGCATGGGCACACCCAAGTACTGGCTAATCATGTTGGCAGGCACAAGTCCACCGCGTGTTAGACCAACAACATAGTCGGGCCGCCAGTTATCCCGTTGCATTTGTCTAAGGATTTCTAATACCTGACCTTCTATTTGTTCTGCTGTGTAGTGTATTTTTTTCATTTATTTTCCATCCAGTAATAG